ATAAATGTATATCTTGCCCTCGTCATCAGTGGCTGCGAATAAAATAGCAGAGGGATTCTTGTACCCATAATCATATACCAGGTAATGATTGTACCAGGAAGGAATGTTCCACGGCTTTACAAAATGGATCTTATCATCATACATAGGATAGACCAATCCAGCAAAATCATCCCAGTTGCAGTAAACATAACGCCTGACCCACGTTTGTGGCATTGTCAGTAGCTCAGAGATGTAATCAGGTGGCAGGTAAGGATTATCAGAATATGCCCTTACCTCGGCCTCAGTGGTGGGTGCTTCAACGCCTGGTGTCCAGGTGTGAGTCTCTATTAACCTGAAATGCTTCGGGTTCTTGTTCTTGTTCTTCACAAACTTCTTCCAGACCCAGTTGTGGCCCGCCGGGTTGCAAGTATGGAAAGAACAACGCATACTTCCCTTACGCCTTAACTGACCGCTTGCTGCTATAAAAGTATTCTCGGGAACTTCCTCCAACTGGTCAAAAGCAAAGAAACCGAGGTTCAAAGACTTGATCCTCTGTATGGCGTCCCTGGAATCATCCAGTGCCATATAAATTATTCGTGAGCCGTTCTTGAACTCTATCAGGTGATCCACGGGACGGTGCTTCCTTACCGTGTCACCAGCTATGTCCAACAACTGTAACAACGTGGACTTCTTGAAAGCGTCCAATACCTTCCTGCCTAATAATCCCAGGTTCCCGTCTATCTCTACAGACTGCTTTACCGCTTCCACACACATAGCGTCCGTCTTACCCGTTCCAAGAGATCCCGCCATCAAGTGATGCTTCGCGTGTCCTGTGTACAGGTGATAGTCCTCCTGATGTGGTAAAGGCTCGCTGGGCGAGCCGTCCTCATCGGTGTAGCCTATGTAAATGTTTTCCTTATTCACAATCACACTTTTCGCATTCGCAGTCTTCGCAATCGCAGTTTGGGTTGTCACATATCTTTATCATTGAGAACCTATCCTTACATATTTACCGTTCTTCCATTGACCTACCTTCGTGTTCTTCTCCATCCCCGGCTGGTAATACTTGGACTCAGTAGAAAAAGTAGAATGCCCAGGTATCTTGTATCTGTCCGTCAAGTGCATACCACGTTCCATTGGCTTACTAGCTTCACGACGGTTGTCTATCCAGTAACCACGGTAATCATAATATTGCTCTTTCTCATCAGGCTTCATCCGAATCAACGGGCCGTGAACTTCCCTTACATACCTGTCAAACCAAACCTGGAACTCTCTTTCGTCATAGGCACTTAATTTTGTCAGGTAACTTTTATACGGTTTAATCTTTACGTTTTTATCATCAGACTGGAAATAGGTGGCTTGAATAGGAAAAGGTGTGCCAGCGTCAGCCATTTCTGGTTTCGTAAAAATTTCGGTTGGTGGAACCTCTCTTCGCATACCGGGTCTGCTAGTCTTTCCAGAACGAGAAACACGTTCTTTATCTGACGTAGCAATGTATTCAGGGAATACTGCGGTAATTAATCTCACAGCTTCTCCTGAAGCTAATTCTCTACTACTACGAAATCCCTTTTCATCCTTCTGTCTTTGTCCAGAGTGTAAATCAAAATTTTCTACAACCTCATAATTATATCCGCCAGGTACTTTTTGCCTTCTTAGTGTAGTAACTACACCCAATACATTATGCAAATGCGGGGGAATACTGTGTTGAGTCCAAACCTGTTTATATTCATAACCTTTAGACGCAGGATATTTAGGATTGGTTGTTGGCATCCATTTAGGTGTTTTATTAATCCCTGATGCTTTTATCAATTTTTCCCATTCTTTATCAGAAACCTCAAGTTTCATTGGTTCCCCCGAACCTGTTAAAAACTGGGATAAGAATCGTGCGCCCTGAACATTATCCTTACCAACTATCGCTGACAACGCTTTGTCATCAAGTTTAGTCATTACACCTTTCAATACTTGTTTCCGCTTTTCAATGGGTAAAAACTTGGCGTAAGAAACCATAGTTTCCAGCCATTCAGGTATTATCGGTTTCCCCTTACCCATTACGCTTCCGCCCACTCACCGAAAAACAAAACATCCACCTGGTCAGTACCATCGTTCAAAGTGTCCATCGCGCTCATATAAATCTTTGGGGGTATGTAATCACTGGCGCCTTCAGCGTGTAAAACAGTAAACAGATGGTTCAAGTTATCCATTATCTCACCGATGATCTCTACAGCGTGTTCCTGCATTACGCCGCAACCTGTTTCTCACGATCCGCAATGATCTTCGACCTTTCCTTTATCGGGACTCCCGCTACCATTACGTTCACCTGAGTCTGGCTTATTCCGCCACGCTCCCGGTACTTGTCAGGGGCCATTGCCTTCAACTGAAAAGCACGCTCAGAAAAATTCTTGTCCACCTTCGCATTACGCAAGCTCACATCCTCTAAATCCTCCAACGCCTTGGACTTGTGGTGGTCCTTGATAGCTTTAATGGCGTAGCCGAACATCGGCTCCTGCTTAATTATATCCCTGACCGTTACAACGTGGATGCCGAACTCCTTCGCAGCCTTCCCCAAAACACCCTTGTGCTTGTCAACCAGGTCAAGAAACACAGTGTACTTTGACGGGGGGAGCTTGGTGCGGACATCCTCCTTGCGACAGGACTTGGTGAACCAGTCCTTGAATAACATAGCCTGAGACTCTGGAGAAATGGGGGTAGTAGCGGACTTAGGCATAATAAACGTGAGATGAGTTTACATACTCGCATACATACAAGTCCAATCCGGCGATGCCAGAAAAAGTACGCTGGGAGTAACAAGGGTACATACGGGCCGGGCGGGCGGCACGCCCCCCCCCTCGCCACGGGCGGAAAGTCATTTTTTAGGGGCAGGTCAATCGGTGACAAATCGACCACATTACGCCCTAACTTCATTTATATTAGCACAAATTTTTGACAATATACCAAACTCGGGGCGGGTTGTTGTTGTTCGCTACCTGGTAACCCAATTTTTGCCGATGAGCCTATATTTTTACGGGTGTGGGGTGTGTAGATAATAACAAACCAAGTAAAAACTGTTCGGTCTATTGTTATTAATTGTTGTATTATATAGTATGATTGTGTAATCTTCGTTGTTCTTTAACTAACAGAAAGGAATAAACAAGATGAAAATACAAGAGATTAAACAACGAACTAAAGATACTTCACCGTATTTCTTCAGTAGAAAAACCTTGAAGTTTTTCGGTCAAACTCTGAAAGACTTTAAAGTAAAGAAAATGACGGACGGTCGGTATAGAATCAAGGCTATTTGTAGAAACGCCCCACATACTAAACCGTACTATACAGTACAATACTTTAACCCAGAAAATGATAGACTAGAATCTAAGTAAATATCACACTCATTCTTTACTAACAGAAAGGAATAAACAAGATGAATAAAACAGAGACTCGTGATTATTATAAATCGATAGTCGGCAGTGATCTCTCCAACACTAGCAAGATGCCCTGTCCCTCCTTCAACCTTTCCGCAAAACATTGTATAACAGGCTCCAAGCTTGTAAACGTGAAAAGCTCAGTCTGTGAGGGTTGTTATGCTATGAAAGGCTTTTACAGAGTGTACGGTTGGATTGACAAAATGACGCCTAAAACCGAAAAAATAAACAATCCTTTATGGGTTGAAGCGATGGTTTGGCTTATTCAAAACCAATTGCATAACAAGGACAAAGGGTTTTTCCGTTGGCACGATAGCGGAGACTTACAGAGTGTAGCACACCTTGAAAAGATAGCTGAAGTTTGTCGGCAAACTCCAACCATCAAACATTGGTTACCAACCCGTGAATATAAAATAGTTGATGATTGGGAAAAGCAATATGACCAACCCTCTAACCTTGCCATAAGAAAATCAGTACATATGATAGACGGAAAACTGCCTAAGGTTGGCTTGTCTTCATCAGTACATAAGGAAAGCAAGGCTAAAGGGATTGAATGCAAAGCCTACGAACAAAAAGGGCAGTGTCTTGACTGTCGTTTGTGTTGGAATACTAAGGTTAAAAACATCTCTTATAAGTATCATTAATAACTAACAGAAAGGAAAGTAAAACAATGACACAAATCACCGTAAACGACCTTATGCAGATTATAGGCAGTGAGGTTAGACAATTAATAGAAAGTGTCCACAAACTACCAATAACCACTAAAAATCATTACGGAAGATACCTACCAATCCTTACCACGTTAAAAGGTGAGGGAATTCCATTGGAACTTGGTAAGGCTTTAATGATCAAGGCGGGGGCTAACAAGCAAGGCGTAAACTCCGCAAGTCAAATTCTCAGTCAATAACCTAACAGAAAGGAAAGTAAAATT